CCACACTTACCGCACTTGTCGCGGTACAGGCTGACAAAGTTACAAGCGTCGCACCTGTAACCATTGGCGTTTCTAAAGTTAATACCTGCCACAGCGAAGTCTCCTGACTTAACGAGAGAGCGAGCGTCTGTGCCGTCAACGTGGAATGTGCCATCCTTCTGTCGAGGAATGACCTTGCCTTCGTTAACTTGAATCTCTTTAAGTCCGTTGTCTGAACCTACGAGTCTCATTTAATTCTCCCTTTGCGAACGAGGGAGCAGTGCGGAGAAGGGGAACTCCGCACCGCTCTACCTCAGTGGCTAGATGCAAGCACCTAGCGATTTAACAGAATCAACCAGTGATTCCGGTGATTACACCTGACCACGCTGGAGCGCGGAAAGCAAGTGAACCGTACGTGTACGAGCTGATGTCGTATGAGAAGCCGATTTGTGGCCATTCAATGATCATCGAGTCAACAACGTTGTGTGCTTCCACAGTCTGAGCAACGCCCGAGTCTGGGAATGGAAGCTGCTTCTGGTGAACCAGCGCCACACCAGCAGGTGCGAAACGGTGAGTCACAAGGTCAACCATCTTGCCTGTTGCCTGGTTCTGTACGGCTTGTACGAGTGAACCAAGAACAATTCCGTCTGAACCAGTTTCGTAGTTAAGACGGTATGAAGATGTGCTTGCGCTTGTCTGAATCGCCTTAGCAATAGCACGACGTACAGCAGCAGTTGTGATAACTACGTCTGGGTCACCCATTGTTGAGTTGAAAAGACTTACGAAAGCAGCCTGTAGGAAGTCGTCAGCAGTTGACTGTGAAGCCACTGTGCCGTTCAACTGAGCCTGGTATCCACCGATTGTTGCGAAGGTGTTAACCCATCCGTCGTAACCTGAGCCTGAGTTAGCGCCAGCAGCGAATGTGTTGTATGAACCGTCGGTTGATGGAACAGGAACTGTTGTTGAAGCAAATGCAAGACCAGTAACGCCTGAAGCGGTGCTGACTGTAGTTGCCTTGTAAACAGTTGGTGTTGTGGTTGTTGCGTAGATGTTTACAGCTACAACGTTTGCAGGAAGAGTTCCTGTGTATGTAACCTTTACACCCTGGCCTGAAACAGTTGTAATCGTTCCAGCAGCAAAAGGAGCAGACTCACCGTAAGCAGATGAAACTGTTACCTGAACTACTGTGCCTGATGTTCCTGTTGTGATTCCAGTTCCAGTTGCGTCAGGAGCAGCAGTGAATGTCAATCCTGAAATCTGGCTAGAAGAAAGAACAGGTGTTGAGCATGAGTTCATCATGTTGCGCTCTTCTGCAAGGAAGTGTGACCAGATGAGTGATGTGTGTGAGAGTTGACGGAGATCCGTGTAACCCTGACCAGCAAACTCAGCCTGGAGTGAAACGCTGTCAGAAAGACCCTGCTCAACGAAAGACTTTACAATCTTGTCGGCAGCGTAAACAATCTGAGTTGGGCGGTTCAATGTAACACCGTTGAATGAAGTAGAAGCTGAGTTCGAGTTGAAGAATGAACTGAGGTTTGCTACTCCACCAACACCGGCGTTAGAAAGACCGGTGATGCGACGGAACTCAAGTGCCTGTCCTTGTGCCTTGATTCGTGCTGTGCTGTTGCGAAGGTAAAGTTCCTTCGGGATGAGCAATGAAAGCACTGGGTCAAGGTCGTAAGGTACGAGACCTGAGATACCTGAAACGGTGTTGTTAAGTGGTGATGTAAGGCTGATGTTCTTGCTTACGTCTTGGATGCCAGCAAGAGCAGATGTAACTGCTGCAAGTTGGTCGCCTGAAACAACCTTAGAGAGGTCAGTAAGAGCCTCTTCTGTGCGTGTAGCAGCAGAAACGGTCTTTGTGATTCCGGATGTTGGGCTGAATGAAAGCTCACCGCGACGGTGTGCAGTCAGTGTGTTCGAGTGAACTGCGCTCAAGGCTGACTTGTATGCCTCGAAACGCTCAACGCGCTGTTCGGCTGGTACTCCGCCGAATAGGTCGTCAATGGAAGGAGCGGCTAATGCCATGTCTCAATCCCTTTCTGTTAGATGGTTAGTTGAACTGCTTTGACTTAGCCTCGTAGCGAGCTGCTTCGGCTAGGTACTGATTACGTAGTTCTGGGTTAGTCATTTTTTGCGCCATGTCGCGGAGACGGATTGCCTCTACTTCAGCCGCAATGACCTGAGCAGACTTAGATGTCTGTTCTCTTGTTGCTCTGATGGCTGGGCCACCAGGTACTGCCATCTCACGCACTTCATCAAGCGCGGCCTTCAAGAGACTAATCTCTTCTTTCGCCTCGTCTAATGCTGCCTTTGTTGTGATGGTTTCTTCAAGACCTAAAGCCTTGACGATTTCGTTGCGCAACTCATCCTTTGTTTCTTCAGTTGCGTCGTCTGCTGATGCAGACTTGATTAGGTCGGCGCTAACGCCAAGTCCAATGTAAGCCATTGTGTCTTCTCCTGATTTGTCGTCATCCCATCCTGTGAATGGAGCTGATGTTTCATTTTCTGATGCTTCCCCTGTCCACCAGTCCAAGAAAATGGATAGTGAGCAAAGTAATTCCTGTACGTCGCAAACTTCGCTTTCTGTGCCTGCGAGCATCTCGTCAAGTTCAGCCTTGATAAGTGCAATCATGCCAGCGCGTACTGCTTCGAGTTCTGCTGGGTCGTGGATCATGTCGTCGGCCTTAACCAACTCTGCGTCTGCGCCCTTCCACTTGTCAGGGATGAGGTCTTCACGGCCTAGAGCCTTAGCGCGTGTCTTGATGTGAGCCTTGACCTTTGCTGGGTCTTTGGCACGACCAAATGCCTGGATAGCGTTCTTTAGGTCGCCAACAGTCTTGATTGGGTATGAGCCGTCTGGGAGTGCTTCGCCCTTGTCACCGGCAAGTTCACGCTCTGCCTGTGTGTAGTCCTTCTTTTCAACTTCTGGTTCGGTAACTTCTGCGTCGTCTGCGTCGGCAGCCTTGATGTCACGGTTAGCGGTTACGTTGTCCATGTTCTGAGGAATGGTTGGTGAGTTCTGCAACTGGTCGTCAACCTTGCCTTCTGGCTGTTCACCTGTTCCGTTGCATGGCTCGCAAGGAGTGTCAAACTCTTCGCTTGCTGTGTTGGTCTTCTTACCAGTTCCAGCGCAAGCAGTACAGGCTTGAATAGCCTCGTACAATTCTGTTGGAGCGCCTTCTGGTTCTGTCATGATTGCCTCAGTGTTGATGGCATCCTTTTCAATGTCTGCCATAGCAGCACCTTTCACTAATTCGCCTTTAACTGATTTGGCGAGTTCGATAACGCATGATGGGTTTGCTGGTCGGTCAACGAGCGAAACCTCTACGATTTTTCCTGAGCGGATCATTCCACCAGGGGCATCGGCTGACTTCTCAACGCGAGCGCCCTTGATACCTACTGAGAAACCTGTGTAGATTCCTTCTTCAACTAGACGAGCTGCTTCTGAGTCAACAATCTTGGCCTCAACTACGAAACCTGTGCCTGACTGTTCCATCTCCATAGCCTTACCAATGGCCTTTGACTGGTGCATTTCACGGATGTTGCCAATCTTAAACCATTCCGGCATTGCAGTCTTGAGCCACTCTGGGTCGCAGATTTGCTCGTCGAGGTCAAGGGTTGCGTCTGTGGCAAGACCCTTTACTCTCATGTAGCCGTCGTCTCCGCGCTTGACTGTTAGGTTGCCGAAGTAAGCGTAGGTAATGTCTTGAGCCATTGGGTTATTCTCCTGTTGAGGTTGATGTGTCTGGCAATACAGCCGCAGTTGTGCAACGGCAATTTGGGTGGCTTGCGTCTTCCTCTGGGGGAACAGGTTCGCCGAACTGATGTGGGTTTGCTGCTTCACCTTCTAGGCAAATGTCGCAAGCACCATCGTATGCTAACCAATCCCATCCTGTAGCGCCTGCGTCTTGATAGGTTGCTACTGCTGATTGGTTGTAAGCAATGTTTGTTTCTGTTACTGCAATTAAATCTGAACGAGCTTGGTCATTGAGAAGAGCGCTTATCTGCGTACCAATGTCCGATGCTGAGTTTCCGTTTGCTACTCCATTTGCAATAGCAGATTGAATACGTTGCATTGTCGTACCCTGAATCTGTCCTGCCATTGCGTCTGCTCGGTTCAGAAGGTCTTGGGTTGCTTGTCCTGCACGAAATGGCTTGAATGGGCCAACAATAGTTTTCATTTCAGCAGTAGCGTTTGTTATACCCACCTGAGAAGCGTCAGAAACCATAGATGAAAGAACACTTGAAAGTTGTGTGGAATCTACTGTGACATTGTGTTGAACTGCTTGACGAACAATTGCGTTTATTGCCGAAATGTCCTCTGTTTGAGTTGGCGCTGTTTTTAAGGCTTGATGAATAGCAGCTGCAACGCCTGTTACACCAGCCGAAATAGCAAGACGTATAGCGTTTTTGTGCTTATTCTCTACATTTACCTTGTCATTGTAACCAGGTAAATCTGATGCCTGACGCTTAGTAACTAAACCTTTTGGGGTATCAGTTATCTCACTGTTCACGATGTTAGAAGCCCACTCGTAGATGTTCTCAGGCATTGGTGTAGCGCCCTTGACGATGAAGTAAGCCTGCTCGTTGAGGTTGTCAGCGAGTTCTGCGTCGAATGTGGTGAAGTCAAACGCTCTCCAGTTGCCGCGCTTGTGGCGTGACTTGACAAAGCGACCAAAGTCCTTTAGCTCTTCGGTCATTGCTGACTTCTGATCCGCAGGTGCGCCAACGGCAGGGATGTCCTTGCCTACACCAGCCTTTGGCGCTTGGCCTTGACCGACACCCTCTTGTGACTGTGCTTCGGGGATGCTGAGTGAGACGTTGTCGCCTTCGTTGCCTTGCGTCTTCCCGTCAGAGCCTTGCGCACTGCCTTCTGCGCTGCCTTTTGAGTTGCCGTCATTTTGACTCTGCGTGCCATTTGTCTGTCCTACCGTTTCGCCTGTGGTGTCAACTGTCAACATACCCTTGAGGAACTGAATTGCGTTGCCAGCGACAATGAATGGTTCATCGGCTTCTGGCATGTCATAGAGGTTCTGACCAAGTTCTCCCTGTACGTCGTTGAGTGTCTTCTGACCTGAGAATAGAGCGGTCTGTAGTGCCTTAGAGCGATCCATTTCTTCGCGAGCGCCCTTGCGGTCATTAAGAACAAAGGTCACGTTCTTGTCTGCACCGAGGTAGCGACGTGAAAGAGAGTTGATAACGGAGACTACGTAATCTTCCATTGGCTTAGTAGAGACTGACTCTACGTTCTCTGCTTCGCCTTCTTGTGCGCCCTTGCCACCACCGAGTCCGGCACGAGCCACGACTCCGAGAGCTGCTGGGGATACACCGAAGATAGATGCAACGCGCTTAATGATGTATTCGTCGTAGTCTGACTTAAAGCGGTCAGCCATCTCTGGCATTGCAACAGGATCAAACCCGTCTGGCAATACCTTGATGCGGTGACGCTCTGCTGTGTTGCCTGTTAGGCGACCATTGAGAATACGCTCAAACTCTGCCAGCTTGTGAATGTCCAACTCCTGAGAGTTAGTCTTCATAAACGTCATTGGCATTGAGCCGTTCTGGTATTCAGAGTTCATCCATACTTGGCGGTTCAAGTAAAGCGAAGCGGCTGGGATTGCTTCTTCTACTGGTGAGTAACCGTAAGGAGACCATGTGCGACGGTTCTTAACAAAGACTGAGAGTTGGTCTGTGAGGAACTCTTTGTCTCGACCTGAGCCAGCGTAGAACTCGCCGTCTGCATCTGGTGAAGCAATGAACTCACCGCGAGGGAAGCCCCACAAGACTTGCTGGTAGGCAGGCTGCGGTGGGTGAGGTATGTCGCCTCGGTTGTTAAGCAAAATCTTAATAGTCGGAGCGTCGATAACGTCAAAGCCAATTACGTTGCCCTTGAAGTTGTAGCGAGGGTAGACACACCATTGGTCGTAGGTAAAGACCTGCCATAGGGATTCTGTTAGCCATTCAGAGAACGTGCGGTCAGAAGCAACGTATGGGTTCTCCCAGAAGTCACGCAGGCGGTTGATTTCCTCGCCGTAACGCTGACGACCTAGAAGAGCTGCCTTTGCGTGTGAGCAGTTCTCTTCTTGCATGATTGTGGCAATGGCTTGATCTGAAAGAGTCCAAGCGCCTTCTTGCTTAATGATGTCACCCACGCGGATTTCAATGGCGCGGTGAATGATGTCGCATTGTTCAGCGAGTGAGTTAAGAACTTGAAACGGAACCTCGGTCTGTGTGAGGTTGAGGTTGATTGCAGTCTGGTACTCGTACTTACGAGGTAGAGCGCGACCTGATTCGTCAAGGACAACGTCGATTGGTGCTGGGAGTAGCGGTGAAGCTGGGCCGAGCATTGCTCCGAAGCCACCGCCACCTTCTACAAATCCAGGGCGAGGCATTGGTACAGCTTGTCCAACTGTCGTTACGATACCCTGACCGGCTGTTGACATTTCGTTAGCAGCGTAGGCAGAGTTGTAGCCGCCACCGCTTCCAAGTGGAGATGAGGCCATTCCAGCCTTTTGCATTTCAGCAACAATTTCCGCAGCAAGCGTAGTCTTGTTCTTTCGCTGGAATAGAGCCATTTATTGTCCTCGGTGAGATGGGTTGATGCCGGAAGTGTATAACTGCGCTACTGGTTCTC